TGGATGGTACTGTTACATCTGTTCTCAAAAAATTAGATGAATTTACAGTTTGGCCATTAATTACTAATGAATCAGCCTTTTCAGCTATTCCCCAAAATCTACTTGGCGTATTAGTGATGGTATTATCAGAATTAATACTACTTATATTAATACCTTCTTTAATTGTATTAAAACCAATAATAGTTGTCTTAGGTGTAAATGTTGTTTTACTAATAACAGAAATTCTATTATCTGCTGAATACATCGATATAATACTATGAGAGATATTGTTAACATCTACAACAGTTTCATTTATTGGCCCAGTTTTAGAACCTGAACTATACTGAGGGCCTACCAATAGCCATCCAGAACCTGAAAATATATTTAATTGTTGGTTGGTAGTATCAACCCATATATCACCTGCTATACTCGATTCTTTAGAAGGAGCAGTTGTTGATTTTTTAACTCCACCCGCGATTACCCACCCATTGTTAGTTCCATCATATACCTTTAATTGATTTATAGATGGAGAATTATCAAACCATAATTGACCTTGTACAGGTTTAGATGGAGGTGATACATTAGCAAAATTTTCTAACAAATGTAAAAAATTTTCCGCAACATATGGACCATATCCTGAAAAATTTTTCCCAACGAATGTTAAATCAGTTTGTACATTTAATGACTGATCTGCAACTGTTATTGCTTGTTTAGATGAATTATTTGTTTCGGTAAATGTTACTTGATATGACATATTAAACTCCTACTAATCCAGTTAAACTTTGAATACGAACGGTGTAATCAATCTGAATTAATCTGTTCAACGATTTTTGTACAGGATGGAACATAACATGTGTAAGCAATAATCCACTTGCAGATTTTAATCCAAGTTCATCAAATACAAATGCACTTTCATTATTATTTGTGGTGTCATATGCATTTTGTCCATCTGGTTCACCATAATCTAATAAACATGTAACAAATACATCCGTATAATTAGTACCCGTCACATGTCGTGTCTCAATTAAGTTTCTGGTTGGGTCTCGATTTGCTGGTGAATTACCATCTACTACTTTAGTATATGTTTCATTATATAAACTAGCATTAGATCCGGTGCTGTTTGGTGTTAAATATGTAATAATACCAGTTGGATCAATAGTTGTTCCTCCATTTCCGAATGCCATCGCGTGAATAATACCTTGGCCGGTATTAGCAATACTCTGAGCCAAGGCAATACTCATATTTTCATAATGAATTGCATTTGTTTTATCAATGAATACCTCATCAGATGTTGGATCATATATTTTTATATGTCCTCTAATATGTACCCCTGTCATGTCTTTATTCTGCATATTAATCTCTCTTATCCATATATTTATCAAGTATTATTATCTACTGGTTTAATCAATTATTTTAACAATGAATACCATATACCTGGTTCTGCTTTTAAAAATGTTGATATTGCATCAGACCCACCATAAACACTACTACTATAATTACCAAGTCTATACCCCTGATTTAATAAATCCATATTATACCCATCCCAGTTGATCCCGGAACGTTTGACAATCGTAACTCTAGTACCAGATGATAATTCATTAGTCAATCGTATAGTACTTGATGTACCATCAACTGCAAAATCTGCATCAAATTGTATATCACCAGATGGACTATCTTGATTTATATTAACATTATGTACTTTATATGGTTGTTTCTTTAGACGTATATTACCAATGAAAAAATCCCATTTTAAAATATCATCATGGAATGATAACCCACTCATATGTGCTTCTTTACATCTATATGTATAACTACCTATAATCACAATATCATCAATTGCATAATTTACACTAGATACCCACATTGAACTATCATCATAACCACCAATAAATACTTCAATATCATCCGCTTGACCATAAGTTGATGGGATGGATGAAATATATCCAGAATCATAAGTCCATGTTGTTAAAGATTTAGTTGGTATAATATCGTCCAACTCAATTACTTTAGATCCAGTTGATACTATTTGTTTTGTAATTGGTGCTTCTGAATATGGAATAGTTTCACTTGCACCGATATCCTGCACAAATGATCCGACTTCATGAATGGTAGGAGTACCAGTTCCAAGTGTTCCTCTACGTAACTTGCTAAGAATATTACCGGTAATTTCAAAATATTCAATACGCTCACCTCGTATTTCAATAATACCAGGTTTATTATTAGTTGGATTTGGTTTATCAAAATTACTTCCATCAACAACTGTAATAATTGTATCATTCCATTTCAATTCATTTACAAGTGTAGTTTGTTTTTTCAAACTCAATCGTTTATAATGAGTTCTATTCAACATATCTTTGAATTGCATATATGCTATTGAAGGCAATAATATATTACTTCCAAAAGTAATTATTGAAAATTCGTCTGTTGAAATTGAACCATTAACAACTTCAATAGATGATTTATTCTCATTCAACTTGAAATCAACACTAGGTATTAATAGTATTCCATTTTTAACAACCCACACATAATTGTCATTAATAACTGGTCTATCCAATGTGATAATTCCACCTAAAATATTATTATATATATAATATTCTGGTTCTTCTGATACTAATGTAATATCTAAATTTAAATCAGAACGTTGAATATCTAAATTGGCGTGTTGATATGAATTAATAATCTCAACAGTATTTGAACTATTATATATTTCTTTAAAATATATTTTTGCTGGTTCAGATGATGTTGCAGGTACATAAGAATAACCCTGGTCACTTATTAAACTAATAACTAATTGTTCTCCATTATATTTGGTATATGAATCTTTTGTTATTTTTACAGTTATACCACTTAGATCAATTGAATAATCTGCACCTATCGTTAACAATTTACCACCGGCATATACATTTATTGTATAAACATCATCCTTATATGGTTGTTTGTTTATTTTATTAACAGTATAATTTAATTTGTTGCTTTTTATAGTAAAATAACTATTATTTGGTGCTTTTAATATAGCCTGATCAACACGTACAATCATTTTTGCTTCAAGCGGCAGTGAATCACCATAAGTTGTCATTAATGAATATGGCAATGCTGATGCGCGACCATCAGCCGGGATCTTTTCAATTTTAGAAAATGAAAATGATTGATTTACTCCATTACTTATTATATAATCTATATTTGAATAAACTTCTGGTGCTTCATCAAATTTAATTGCAATGAAACCATCCTGATTTATCAAAGTATATGATCCTGAAACGCCGTTTATATTAACCAAGGATGATACTGGTTGCAACCATGGTGCACATGTTAAAAATTCTTTAGTATTACCATCTCCTATATCATGGCCTATATCCAGTAAATTATTACCACTGTATCCAATTTCGAAAATAGATATAAGTGAATCAGCTACCGGTGCTTGACCAAAAACAATTGCATTAGTAATACCATCTATTGAATAATCCACACCAATAGATTTTATAACTGACTGATTATTAGTACTTACTTTAACAATGATAGACTTATTGTTAGTACTACCATGTGTTATTGGAAAAGTTTTTACAATACCATCAGCATAGTAATTATCAATGTTTATATTAGCTGAACCATTAGATTGCATATCAAATACTTTAATTGCAACAGTATCAACAACTTGTCCTGGTATTACTTCTTCTGGTGCTGGTGATGATGTCGGTGTAATAAAACCATCCCCATCTATAATAATATCATCAGCAGCCAACCCTCTTGCTGTTGAATATACTAAATCACCACCACTTAATGCAGTATCATAATCAGCTTCAAGTGGTTTTATAGAACCATCACTTGTTATCTTTCTAAAGATGAATTCATCATTTTCATTAACATCTACTGAATCTGGAATCGTTATTGTTTTATGAATCCCATCACCAATAAACGATGACATTACCGCATTACTATTAGTTTGATCAACAGTATTATAATATTGATCATCTATTCTCAATGGATCATCTGTAGAATCAGCCGGTTTATGATATACCGTTATTACTACTCCTGTTTCTGGAACATACGGTAAATTAAATTCTCGTGTATCAGCTGCAACATACACAATATAATCATCAAATGTTGAATCCATAGTATCCCATTTGTCTGAATAATATGGTGAACTATCCCAACCTCTGCTTACTTCAAATCCAAGACCGCTAACAATAACACCACCATAATCAATACCAGTCATCAGTTGAGACAAATCTTTACCTAACTCACCATCACCTGGATTGTAATAATATTGAATTCTGTCGGCAGCATTTAATAATGACCAATCTTTTATGTATGTGATTGAAACGATTGCATTATTTGATGGTGCAGTTAAAAATGTTAATGACCCTACATAATTAGTATGACCATTAACAACTGTTTTTACAATTTTTAATTTATAATCATCTCGTAATGCATCAATACCATTAATGGTGACCGTTGATGTACCTACTCTAACGTCTGGTGCCCATTTTAATGGGAATATTAAGCGAGAACCAGTTCCAGAGAATGTTTCTATCTCTTGTAATTTAGTAATATAATATGACTGTGTAATTCTATCAAATTTTATCTTAACCAGATTTGAACGAATAACACCATCACCGATTATAGCAACTGCAGTTGCAGTTGTGCCAGTAGGCGATAACCCACCATCTAACTGAATAATTGGTGCAGACAAATACCCTGAACCAGTTGTCATTAAAATCACACGAGTAACTTTACCATTTGCAATAAAAGCTTTTGCAGTAGCTGCAATTTTTGAGTTACCATTAATTCGAACTACTGGTTCACTAATATAACCTGAACCACCATTAACTACTGTAATACTAAGTACATTAAATCCAACATTATCCAACCAATGTTTCCATGGATATGATTGAATATGAGAGTCATCTATATTAATAATACCATCTGTAACTGTTGTCTCAATCATCCCAATATTTCCATTGTCATATATTGGTGGTATGTCAAAATCAGTAACTGATAATTGATTTAATTCAGTTTTATTATATGCACTAATATATTCACGTACTTTAGTTCTATATGGTTTTACTTCTGATACATATTCTTCAAAATTTGTTAGGTTATCATTTTTGTATGTAACAGATTGGTGCAATTCGCCTAAGTTATGTTTTGCTTTTATGAAACTAGTTTTAAATATCCAATCAACATAGGATTGTTCACTTAATACATATCTTACACATGTAAAAAATAAATTTAAATATTCAGTTTTCAAATCATCAATGAAAATGTCATTTTTAATGCTATTCAATATAACTCTCAATTCAGTTGATGCACTATTATCAAATATTCCACCATCATATAACAAATTATCATATCCAACAATTGTATGAGAAAACTCATACAATGAACTACTTAATTGAATAGTACCGTCCTGTGATGCTATTAATTGATATGAACTCGTCCAATCAATTGACTGAGAATCAGCATACTTTTTCAATACGACCCACGTTCCTAAATTTGTATATCGTACTTTGACTAATTCTCCAATATTAACTTCAATTGAATTTAAATCACTATATGTATCCACTGAATATTGTATTGCACTAAATTGATTATACCCATTATCGTACCAATCAACATAATTCCAATATTTTCTAGTATCATATGTTTGTGAACGAACTCTAGACCATAATAATGTTGTTGGATCATATGAATAAATGCTCCATACACCAGATGATTGAGAATCACTATGAACTAATACAGAATAATCCCTTACCACTAAAATAGTACTGTCATTATATCCATATCCACTGTTAATAATAGTAACACCATCAATTTGCCCATATCCATTAAGTTTAGCTTTAATAACAGCATTTACACCTGAACCAACAACTTCAATAAATGGTGGATTAATATATCCTCTACCAGAACTTTTTATAGTAATACCAGTAATTCTTCCATCAATTATTTGCGGTTCTATAACAGGTCTAGAATAAGAGTTGATATTTGCAAATCTTAATTCTGCATCAGTATCAACTATATCATCATATAATCCTCGTATAATATGTGGTTCGGTTTCATAACTTTCTAGGTTACTAATATCGCGTGTTTCAGTGATTAATCTAGATTTTAATATTAAATTGGTCTGTTCAACATATTGTTTTAATGCCTCGTATCGATTTATAAACATGCTTTGATTAGGTCTAAATTCAACCCCATAGCGTAATTTTAATGGCAATGTTGTATCAGGTATTACTCTTTCCTGTTCATCCTTTCCACATAGACTATCAATCCATTTTTTTTCCAATTGTGAAGGTATGGTACTATTAACATCTGTACTCAACATTTTCCACTGTGAATGAATATTATTCTCACTGTTTTCAACTAACCAATATTCAACTGATAATACAACGTTTTTATCATTTAATAATGATTTTACATTAACCAAGCTAAATGAATTAGAACCAGTCAATGCAAGATATTGATATCCTTCCCCACGTGGGTTTGATATTAAACTAGATATATCTTGGGCAGAAATATATCTACCAGTTGTATTAGGTGTAGTTTTTTTATTTTTAACCCAATAGTAATATGTATTTTTAAATGTTTTACTAACATTATCATACTTTCGTTTTATACTGTATGCTGCATCTCCATATAATGATTTACCACTCATACCAATAGTCAACCCAACCTCAGTATCAGCTTGTAAATCCCAGTCAGATGGAAGATATTTTGATTCAACCCATTCATAGATATCAACAGATGCACCAGTTGCTAATGTACTCCATGTACTGTTTCTATAAACAACATCATTATCATTACTATCAATGAATTTTGAAGTTCTCAAATCCCACCATAATGTTCCAATATTTTTAGTAGTCCATGCCATACCATCATCAACATTCACAGTTGATGTCCCAACTGTGTATATCGCTGGATCATAGAAAACTTTATATTTTATTTCCGATTCAGCAATACCTGCTATTTTACCATTTAATGGATCAATTATATCCAAGTATTTTATTAATTCATTGGTTGATTTATTATATAAGAACGCCTGTTTTATTTTTTTAACGTCTGGAATTAATATTTCACTATGTTTAATTTTCCAACTATATACATTTGGTTGTTTTTTATATTCATATATTACTCCAGCTTTTATATTATTAGAAAAAGCATATGGTGAACTAACTAAAATATTATTATTTGAGGCAGTCAGGACAGTGCCATATCCATCAACCTCAGAATCAGTCATTTCTAAGCTTTCACTAAAAACCCACTTAGACCCATAATTGTTATAAACATCAATTCTTCCACTATCTAAATTATTTTCATCAATAAATATGGTAGTTTTATCATCAAATGTAGTATCATCTATAAAATTACATTTCACCTGAGTGTCAGCATTTTTACTATAAACCAATAATGTTTTATAATCATTTGTAAATAATAATTTAGTACCAAAATATCCAGATACTTCTATGTTATTGTTTATTAATGATTGATATAATTCATACTCAATACCATTGTTTTTATAAACAATAACTTTACCTTCATTATTTTTATCACCATCAAATAAAATGTCTGAAATAGAAATATATTCACCAGATGATGAAATAGTTATATCTTTTCCAAAATATGCATTAGTTCCACCAATTGTTTGTGCCAATACATCATTTTCATATACAAATACTTTACCAGGTAAATCAATGTTACCAGGAGCTGAAATTAAAAGAGTAGATCCATCAACAGTACCAACTATTTTATTGCCATATCCACTATTTGTATTAGTACCATGTTTTGTTTTTGATGTATTATATTTCCATTCAGTTGTAATAAACTTAATAATTCCAGTTGGGGTTGAATCAGGTTCTAGGTTTAATAATATGGTTTTATTAACAGAATCTACACTTACTACGGTTTGTGATTTTGTAAATCCAATACCAGTTACTTTCATTCCAGGTAGTATTCCCGATACTGTAGATAATTTTATTGTGGTTCCTTTGCTTCCTATTTCATCATAGTATGCAGATACCCATTCTGTATTAGAATATTCTAATTTATACACAGTACCATTTCCATACTCAGCACCAACATATAAGCAATTAATACCAAAAAATAAACTTGAACCAAATTTTTCATTCTGAGTTGGGTTTGGACTTAAAATGGTTGCGACTAGTGTATAGATATTATTAATATCTTTTTCATATAACGATATCACACCATGATTAACAATACTTGATGCATTTAACTGTTCATCAATAGCATTAATAAATCCATTCGTTTGATATGAACCATTACTAGTGTTAGGAGATCCGGTTGCCATCCATCTATTATCAATAGACATTGCAATAACATTTGCAATATTTGAAACATCATTAGGATTTACATGGTCAACATCCGGGGTTATAAATGGAGTTTCAATGATTTGACGTTGTACCCATGGGCCAGTACTACTTCCTCTATCATATGTTATAACTTCTCCAGTTTCTAAGGTAGTCGCAAGTAATCTAGCATCTGAATTTATTGAAATTACCTTACCATATTTCAAGTTATTACTTGGATTTCTATATAAATGGGTAGTACGTGTGTAAACCTGAGAGTATTCCCATGTTGACCACATTCCTGTTCCATTGTCATCAGTCCATAATAACTCATTTTCCTTTAATACTTTTGGTAGTTTTAAATCAATATTATCTATAGAATCAACACGTTGACTTATAAATGAATAAATTATGGTATTTTTATTATTTTCATATGGTAGATCTATCTGCAATCCAATTACGTCAATCGTTAATACATTTAGTTTAACATCGGAAATTTTATAAAATCCACTTATACCAGTTGTTATATATGTACCATCAACTTTTATGTTTTCTCTAATCCCAATATAAGATCCAATAGGTAATGAAATTAATGAATCAGCAGTAATAGTTAATTTATTATTGCTATAAGTAATATCATTAATTACAATATTTGCATCTGTATATCTATAAACATTCCATCCGTTTATATCAAATGAGCACCATACGTAATCACCATTAGAAAAATTTGTAATATCTTGTGTTAAAATATCATCAATTGATTTTAAGCTAACTAATACTTCATCTTCTCTCACATACCCAGAAGTTCTTAAAAATGGTTTTTTAGATGTTAACATTGGCCATGGATTTGAATTGTATCCAACTGGTTTTAAATATACATCATTTTGTGATTGTCTTATAATAAAATCAACAGAAGTGGTATCAATTTTATTCACCAACTCAATTCCTTGTGGATTATTTTTGAATAGTGATTCATCTAAAATAAATTCAATATTTTCATATGAATTACTAGCGCCATATTGACCAACCCGAACTGCCCATTCTTCGTTAAATTTCAAACTTTCTTGGTTATCGGCACTTAATACATCAAAAAGTTTATTCAATACATTTTGAGTCCCTTTTTCAAGTATCATTCCTTGATAAAATTTAAACTCACTAACATCATCTTGAATAATATTTTCTAAATATTGACGTTTTTGATATCCAATCAAATGTTGTGCCATTTTTTGTTGTGTTATATCAAAGTTATCGCTATCCAAACTATAAAAATCTTCAAATTGACTGGCTTTGTAATTCCAATTTGGAAGTAACGCTGCTTCAGGTTTTTTATCTAGTTTAATCCATAACGTATGATTAAATTCATTAGTACCATTTATAAATTTACTAGAACTATAATAAAATTCTTTATATTTTACAATATCACCAAGCGCATAATCTTTCCATGCTTCCCAATCTTGTATTTTAGCTTGATCAAAGATAAAACCAGGCACATCAAATGCACCATACCAACCAATACTAAGATATCCAGATACTTTTATTCTATCTTGTTTATATCCACTTTCTGGATTATATATGGTGTCATTAAACATTGTAGAATTATCTAGAATAACAACTTGCTCTTTTTGAACTAAGTAAAAGGTAGCGCCATAAATACCGTCATCACCCTGTGGTGTATAACTAACTGCATTATCTTCTCTATACGAATTCAAGAAGTTATATGGTATAGCTTGACCATCTACGCGATATATTTCATATCCATTAAATGAATTGGTAATATCATCAACAACTGATAATGGTGAACTAAATGTTAATTTTTCAGCAGCTGGACTTAATGAAATCACCGAACTTCCAATAGAACTCAACCCATCCAATTTTGCAAAATCATGTTCGTTGAATATAGATGATTGAGAATTTCTGATTGCACGATAATAATCACCGTTATATCGCACTATTGATCCATATGATACTAATACATCAGCATCCCATTCATCCCATTTATCTTGCCCAGTTGACCAATTTTGAGTAGTCCAGAATAAAAATTCTTTCGCACTGGTTTCCCAGTTAGTTACACTGGCTATATTAGTATTAAAATCATCAAAAATAAATCCTTGATCTTTTAAATATTCACCATAACCTTGTAAAAAATCTACTACTTCTTGTGTAGTTCTAAATTTAGTATTATACGGAATAATTAATGCCGATTCTCTATCCCAACGTTTTCTTAGAATTGCATCTTTACCACCTATAATAGGCAATTCAGCTAATACTTGATAATATGATTGGTCAAATGTTGTACCAGTTGTATGTAATGATTTTACTCTATAATATTTTCCATTATAATTTACAATTTTACCAGCAGAATATTGTTGATTTGATGTCCATTGTAGATAACTTTCTGATATACCACCAACATTTATTGTAATTCCTGATTGTTGCCATGCATAATATTTGAAATATGGAGTGGTTTTACTATATCCTTTAACTTCAAATCCATCAGCCATTTTGGTAACAATTACACCACTATATGTAATTTTTTTAATAGGATTTGAACTATTCAAAATTATATCATAATTTTCTTGCGGTACAAAAACACTACCAGTTGACAATGGGGTCTTGGAATCTAATAATAAATTGAATTTTTCTTTACTTGTAAAAGATCCAAGTCTATGCGATATTCTAGCTGAAATATTGGTTAAATCATATTGATATTGCGTATATGATTTTAAATTATCACTTAAAATATAATTAACTAAATAATTTATTATGCCAGCAGTCTGTTCTCTAGTATTACTAGATTGAATACTTGGTAGTACAATATCACTTGGTTTGATTCGTAATCCTGTGTCTTTATATACTAGTTGTCCTGTTTTATTTCTAATAATCCTAGAACGATCTAATAATACTCCGATAGATTTATTTGGGTTTAATAATAATACAGTAATTAAAATCCCAAATGAGTAGTATGAACTACGTCTCCATGCTGATTCAATTGGGCTGCTATCACCAAACACAAAATCACCACCAATTGATTCAGTTATGATCCCATTTGCCAAATCAGACATAATAGGACTCACCAATGCACCATATTCATCTACTGGTATATGGTTTGTTATAAATGGTTTAGCATACTTTTCCAATCTAATAGTAGGCTTACCTGGTTCTTTTACATAGCCATTGCTAATGTCATCCCACAATACAAAATTATTACTAGTATACGGCGCAGGTCCATATACATCTGTCCACCAATATGGTTCTTCAGTAAATCCTAGCATCTCCCACGGGCACAGGTGCGGTCTATCAGTATCTAAAATCCATTTATATACCCCACGCCAATATCCTGGAACGTTACTTCCATCTGGTGCTGAATGCCCTGAATAGTTATAAGTGAATGAATTACTTCTATCAAAGCTCAATGGTTTTGAAAAATCTCGATCTATTAATGATGTCCATTTATAAAAATTAGGAGCTAAAACTGTATTGAATTCTGATAAACTATAGTCGGTTTTTCTGTTATATCCTGGAATGGTATCATTTAAATCAAATATTGTTATATCGTATTGTACTTTAATATTGTTGTAAATACGTTTTTCCAATTCTAATAACAATGCATCACGGTAATCAGGAGTACCATTAGCATCATATGTTCCATATGCCAATACTTGACTACCATCGTGTCCTTGAATCATCCATCGTGGTGTTATAAAACTAGTATCAAGATATATCATTGGTTGATATTTTGGAAATAGTCCTAGCTTTGTTGGTGTTTCAGGAACAAAACATCCATCGGTATTTTCATACTCATAAATTGTTATAATATCATCATTGATCAATTTTGATGTTATAACAACGAATCCTTGTCCATCAAAATAGTAATCACGACTATGTAATAATTGCTCGTTGTTAACATATATAATTACAGCTTTATTAGATAATGTTTCTGTTGTGAATACAGTTGTTAATGGATAAAGTTTTATTCTATAATCAACTACTTGTATTGTGGTTTTTATACTAGCACCATATGGAACCATATCACTAAAATAATAAGGAAAAGTATTCGGTTTATCTTTGTTAATTTTATCCAATATTAGATCTATATGTGTTATTACATCAATGTCTACCCCTGTACGTTCAGCAATTTTAATAAAATTTCGTTTAAAATTACCATAATCATCTCTACTTTTTTCTATTGATCTTATAATATTGTTAGTTTCAGTTGTTATATGGTATAAAGATAAACTTGCTGGACCGCTGTGTTGTATGAATCGAGTACCATATTGTGATATATTACCCAAATCTCTTAAATTACTAGTGCCTGGGAAATCACCAGAAAAGTTTGATAAATTATCAACAATTGAATTTACATGATCAATAACTTCACCAAGTGTAAAATCAGTCATCTCATCATTCATTGGATTGTTCTGGAGATTTAATGGTATTTCATAGTACCCGTTCCCATTAATTCCCTGTGCTGCAAATGCTCTAATAGTTAATATATCTGTTGGCATTACATCGGTATCTAACTGCACGACTTTATATGTTGGACCATCAATTATCTGCCATTTAGAATTATCCAATCTAGTACCATTTACATATACTTTTATGGTTAAATCATCCAACTCATTAATATTATCAAATATATCAATTTGAAAATCATTTAATTGAGTGGTTGATTTATAAATTCTAATCGCAGCTTGTGTGTTATCAATTGTATTTTTTTGCCAGCCATTTACATATTCAGTATTCCCAGCATAATCCATTTTTGATAAATATCCAACATTAATTTTTTTATTAATAACTGTTGATAGTTCTTTATATATAAAGGTGTCTGAGATTAAGTTAAAATTAAAAACAATATCACCTATATTATTAATATTTTTATATGATAATGGGAATCCTAGAACTGAGTCAGCTGGTCCTGATCCAATCTTATATGAAAATAACTTAGTTCCACTAAAAGTAGAGCCAGTAAAGGTATTAATATCACTATAACTAACACCAGTGTCATCAACAACATCAAATAATGGTGGTTGATTTAATGATGTTTTTTGCTGTGTTTTAACCCAATTATCACCATTGAACCAATACATTTCCCCTTGATTTTTAACACCTGAATGAATTAAAACCACTTGATCAATAGTCGGTGTGCTAACTTCAACCAAATGAATAATTTTTGATAAGGATACACCATTCAATGATAGATGTTCAAAATCTAAAATTTCTACTTCATATATTTTATTTTTAACTAATGGATCTGTATCAGCTGCTGCTAGAATTCTATGACCAGCTAGTAAATCCACACCATCAATGTTATACCCATGTGATCCTTCAATTGTTGAAAATATATCAGTTGTATATGTATCTATAAGATCAACATCATTAATAGCAGTTGTTCCAAAATTAAATAATCTTATATCAGCTTCAAATTCAATAATTGCACGGTTTGCTCTTGCTGATTGATCTAAGTCAGCTATTTTATTATTGAATCTAGCACTCGATTCTATAGTATCTTTATGGAACCATCTATTATATCTAGACCAAGGATTATGATCTCTACTAGCTCTATTAATAACAATGTAATCTGGCTGCCCTGCATATGATAATGCATCATTGAATGGCAATTTATCAAAAGGTGTTGTATCAAATTCAACATTAACTGATGATGTATAAGAACTTGTCATCTCTAATACAGATTCATTAACCAATCTTATCGAAGACCCAATACCTTCAACATAATATTTTCCAGTAGAATATTCAGAAGGTTCTACATTTCCACCAAATGTAACTTTCATGCCATTACTTAACGGTGTCCCGTCTGGTAATTTGTATGTTTTTTTACCTAATATCTCAGTTTCTACATTGATATATGAATTTTCTTCAATCGATAAAATGTGAATTACTCCACCTAAATCAGTATCATTTTCACTTTGATAATATAATACAGATGGTGCATCATGCGGAACTGTAAAAGTTATAGTACCAGTTTCTATAGTATTATTTTTCAACCCTATATTAGTATATCTATTACTAGAACCAGAACTTCTATGTGTTTTGAAACTAAATGGATTTCCAGGACTTGTTATTTCAAAATTGTATGTTTGTCCTTTGAATAAAGTAAGTACTGGATTTCTATCCAATCCATTTGGGGTGAATATATATGTATTATTGTCGCCTTCAGATTCTATGTTTACAGTGTAAGTACTTTCTATAGCATGTTTCTGCCCATATATTCTAACTACATCTGGTCCATATGGTAACCAATAATAATTTTGAAAGTTCGATATTTTATCCCAATCAATATGTGGATCCCAACTGTAAAATTCTTCTTTATTAATTCTAGAATGGTTTGATACATCACTACCAAATACGTCTAATTGATTGATATAATCAATATAATCTTTAAACAAGGTAGTGTTGTTCAACGTATCTTTAATAACTAATCCAGGCTCTAATTGATAATTTTGTCGAACTGTATCAGTAGCAGAAACAAATATATCTTCCCCAGAAGTTGCTTTAGCATTTCTACGACCAATATAACCATTTACTTTTTTAACAGTGCCAGGTTTAATTAATTGATCCATTGTAGCTTGTAAAAACTTTTTATTAAAATCAGTTGCATAGATTCTTGGTAAAAAGGTTGAAGAAATGTTATTACTGGCGTTTGGTTTTGTGCTATCAGCCATTAGTTACTCCCATATGATGAACTTGTTATTGATTGCTGTGATGATACGGTCGAATCAACCGCCGTTCCACTCACAGATTTAATATTGCTTGTAGTAATCCCAGTTATGATTTCAATATCATCAACAGTTGCGCCGTTGATAAAAAGTTGATTACTTAATGATTTAATTTCAAATAAACTTCCAAAATTTAATGTCCCCTGTCTTGGAACGATTACTATAGTTGAAATATTTGGTGATAACTTATTCATAACATAAGTCGATAACTCTGAAAAATAAAAAGTATCTCCAAAATCCCAGTTTTCTAATGCAAAAAATTCATTAATGGCACTTATGACTTGTGATTTGATATCATTATTAGATATAACTTGACCTTGAGTTTTAATAACTTTAAAAGATGCTTGTAAATCTGGAGTTGCTTTACTTCCAAATAATATTCTATAGTTAACTGGATGATATACTATTTCATCCGATGTTGCTTTAATTAAATTTAAGTTGGTTGATAATGTATTGTATAACTCAACGGAACTAGGTGGTAATGGCATATCCACTGATGCACCATTTAACCATTGTCTATATAATATATCATATGATTTGGTCAAGATGTAAACATCCATGATGTTACTAACCCCTGGATCTATTCTAGAATCATAATCTGCACTATGAGTATATTGAAACTTTAAATTATCTCGACCAGAATAAACTTTATAATCAAGCGTTGGAGTGAATGTTCCAGCTGGTAGTTTTAATTGTTTTACTACATCAGTATCTATAAAATAAAAATATTGTCCAGATTGGTATTGAATCAATGAGCCAACATCAGTCTGTGATTGCAAAATTTTAACCTTGGTGTCTGAATTTGAAACATATCGATAATCTTCTTGACCAATTGATATTGTATATTTTTCTAAAACTATATACTTTGTTAATATATTATTAGAAGGAGCCACTATATTTAAAAATGATTCAGGATTATCAACTGCACCATTGAAATCAGTATCAGAAAAAGTTACTATAATTTTTTTAGTATCGACATACCCATCTAATCCAACATATTCAGATACAATATCCCATTTTATATCGGTAGTAAATGGTTGTGTACTATCAGGTTGATTATTTACCCCAAGTACATTAATTCTATCATAAATGATAGAATTAGTTCTACTATCATATATTTTTAAATTACTATCAAAATAAAATCTTAATTGTTTATCACTTTCAAAAATATATCTTGATTCACGACTAGTAATTGTGTAGTATTCATTATCAGTTGTGAATAATAATATCCAACTAGAATCCTGTTGAGTATTAGTAACGATACCTTGTTTTAACAATGAAAAATTCGAAGATGTATCTAAATTTGTTTCAAATATAACTTTCCACGCTTGTGTTGATGCATCATATCTTAACCCAAATGGCTTATTAGCGAATATTAAATCGATCATGGTTGTAACCACTGCAGAATCAAGTGATGTTCTCCATTTTGGAATTATCTGTGTTATAATCGCATTAGTTGGTATAACTCTATTCATAGTAATTGGGCCTGTTCCATCTGATAATACACCAGTACCATTAGCACGACCATCATCAATTATCGATACAACCTCGGCCCATATTTCAGTTTTTGCACCCAATGGAGTAGCGACTCCATTAGTCAACTTATTATTATTGGTAGTATCAAAATATTGTCCGGTTGGGGCTGAAAATTTTACTAATGCACCTGGTGTGATATATTTTAATAAAGTATTTACTGTACTACCAACTGCGTAAATTTCACCATCTAATATGTTACCTATATTACCAGTCGATGAATTGTAATCAGTTGTCACAGAATTCCATAGTATATTCATACTTGTGGTTACATAATTTATGTAATTTGAATAATAAAAATTTCGGATGCCGTTGTTAGAAATTATATCTAAAACAGTATTATAAATAATACCTTCTATATCTGTTCTAGTTGCATATGAAAATCTAGTGGATGATGTATATGCTTCGGTGTATAAAACACCATCATCAGCAAACAAGTTTGTAGTACTATACTTTCCAGTTGGATCAACTAAATCAAAATATCTACTAATACCACTTGATGTTCTATTAACTGACTTAACTTTGAGAACTTGTTGATTTACACTCAATGGACTTATATTATAATCTTCACCCGTTATCATTCTATTTTGAGTATAATAGTTTGCTGGAGCATTTGATTTAATACTTGTATTAGTTTCAGATGCATCCGAATTGGATACCGAGGTAGCTAAACTAAGTGATAACGACAAAGTTTCAATTTGTCCGGTAACTGAAGTATATGGGATTGCGATTGACACATTTTTTATATCTTGTGTGTTTATTGTATATGACAATCCATTACTTATTCTATAATAAGTTCTAAATGTACCAAGCGGTAAGTTTCCAAAAGTTCCATCACTAAATGTTAAACTAACTGAATCACCAACCCGTGTTGTAACACCGTATATATTTCTAATACTTTTTATAATGCTATTATAAATTATATTATTACCCTCAAAACTAGGAACTTGAGTCCATAATTCCGATTCACTGCCATTAGCGTCCAATCGATATAACCATATATCATTATTATTAATGTTTTGTGAATCAATATCTATAGATTCGTTTGAACTAGGCTGAGTTATTGTAAATGTTCCAGTGTTCAATGAACCTTGTGTAAAATTAAAATAAAATCCAGTGCCAGCACTACCATAACCCCTGCCATCGTCTTTATATACACAAGCAATTTTATTAGATATTTTTGGAGATTCTTCATATATATAATTCTGACCATTAAATGTTGTACTAGTAATTTCAAAGTTCATAGTACTTCCAGATATTGATTTAGTAAAAGAATATACTGGAACATCAGCATTAGATGATTCAAATCTATATTGCTCTGTTGGAGTTCCTTGGATTGTAGCTCTATCAGATGGATTACCAAATTGTTGATTTGGAGAGAATGCTGCATTAATAACTTTAAAGAATTGATCATACCAATTAGAATTTGATGGATCATTCCATGTAATTATTTGTCCAGATAAGTTTCTTCCATTACTATCGATCACATTCTCAGTGGTTTGAATAGTATTAAATTTTAACAGACCTTGAGCAGGAATATTTCTTTTTGCATTATAACTAATCAATCGTGCCAATCTTAAAATGCTATCACGACGTTCCGCTAATTCCAAAAAGTTTTCACGAGCATTCAAATCTACTCTAAATGCAATGCTTTGACCTAAAAATGCAACTAAATCAATAAGAGCTAGATACTCAGAACTTTCAATGTAATCATTAAAATCTTCTGGGTAATTCTGTCTTATATAATCAATCATTACTCTACGTAAATTTTCAAAATCATAACTTTGAAAATCCGCATTTCGATACGATTGATATATCTTCTTCCAATCCTCAGCTAATAAAAGTCTGTTTTGTCTATCTGTTGAGCTCATAATTAATCCTAATAATTGTATTTATTGAATTAATTAAGTATGTACATTATTGCATTAATAACCCATTTTCTTGGTCAAATCTTAACTGCATTGATTGTGTCATATTATAAGGCATATACGTTAATGAACATTGAATTTGAATTCCACTCTCGTATTGTGTAACTATTACATTTTCAGCCCGTATTCTAGGGTCATAATTAATTATTTCATTAACATTTTGCAATATTAAATTCTTTACATGCTCGGTTAATGGTTCAAATAATAAATCCCATATAATTGTACCGAATGTTGGGTTCATCAACCGTTCACCTTGTCTAGTATAAAAATGATTTAATAAATCCTGTTTTATTAATTCAAAATCATACAACTTAAAATTTTCAGTATTATTGTTTACTGTACTAAATCCCTTATACATCTTTGATGTTAATTGATTAGGTTTATGTACTGCTGGTAATGATATTTTATCATATAATCTAGAATTTGAACTCATTTTTCTGCTCCTTTTACTTTAGCAAATGTATCGGTAGTAGTAGTATATTTTCCATACATAATTGGGGTATCTTTAGGCTTTGCTATAGTATTATCTGTTGGTTTAATTACTGCTCCAGTTTTTTCAGGCACAAACATAGTCGGATCTAAATTCTCATGAAATGCCCATGGTTCAGGCTGAGGAACTCGTATTGGTACAGGTGCTGCCGTTGCTGCCGTTGCTGCGCTAGGACTTCCACTACTTATAGAAACTGCACCTGTTCCACCAGCTGTTCCTGCTTGAACAGCGCATGTTATTTTTCCAGTAATATCAGCTGATACCACTGATCCTGAAAGATTAATAGCACCCTGAATATTTGTTTTAGCTGATTTTAAATTAGCAGTGGATGTTCCTTCAATAATAACATCGGTCCCAGCTTTAAAATTTAATTGTTTTTCCGCTGTTTCATTAATATTGATTTTAGCAGACATATTGATATTACCATTCATTGCATTTAAGTTTATATCTCTATTAGCAGTGAAATTAATATCATTTCCAGAATATACACTTATACTATCACCAGCATAGATATCAATCTTTCCATTACTAGTTAATTCTATCCACGATGTACCACGGGCATTGCCAATATAAATTAAATCTTCTGAATTATGCAATAAAATTTGGTGCCCAGTTCTAGTTCTAAACCTAATTAATTCATTATGTGGAATTGTGACATCACCGCCAGTTTCTCCCTGTTCAACAGCAACATATTCAGGCCCTGCTTCTTTTGCAGGTTTTTTGCGGAGAAATTTATCATCTCCATCATCCATAACAATAGTAGAACCACCTAATCTACTAACAAATGCATTTGGTACTTGATGTTCTTTCTTTCCAATAGGTCCACGTTTAGCATTAGGTCTTTTATCAATCGGACCTGGCGTACTAATTCCAAAAACCATACTTGGAGCTTCTCTTCTAGCACTACTAGTTGTTATCCCTCTAATATCATCTTTTATTAATCCTTGTGCTGCTAATACATCAGCCAATGGATGTTTTGGTTTTTTAACCTTTGTTGCATCTACTGTATTATCCGTTATTTTTTTATTATACTCAGCAACTGGTACTCGTCCAGTCTGGGTTTCTACTACACTTTCTGTTGCAGCAAGCCCTGGAACCATGAAATTCATGCCTTTGTCCATAACGCATCCAATCCAATAGCCACGTTTTGGATCACCATCAATGAAAATAACAACAACGGTAGACCCAGGATCTGGTGGGATCATCCACATTCCATAACTTTTTTGTGTATTATTATAATCATCCGGATCTGCAGCGGTATATGCTTCACTCGTGACTCCATAAAATGGACTCATATATTGAACTTGGTGTAATTGTCCTTCGGATGCCGTATTACCTGCTCCAGCTCTAAGTATTTCTACTTCTAAAATTCCCATATTAGTAGAATCAAGATGGCTTATAACCTTGGCCAGAAATGGGCCTGGTTTTGACTCACCCTGACTCGATGACATATGATTATTATCTGATTGATTTGTCATTAAAAATCCCACAATTTTGTAATATCATTTAACATACCGGTTAATCCGGTACTAGTGTTAAATGTTTGTTCTGGTGTTGATTCCTGTTTACTTTCTTGTAGAGGCATTCGTTGTCCTTTTAATTTTTGTACAAATTCACCGCCATTAAATGTACTAACAACAGTTCGTATTTTATACATCCCACTATATTGCATAACTGGCGCTGTTTTTGATTTACCACCAAAATCATACATACCGGATTGTTGATTTATATCAATTGGTGTTCTAAAATTAACACTAATTACTACTTCCCCATTTTGATAATTAACAGAACCATCTGCATTCAAATTCATATATTGCGTAGGTTTTGATGTATAATTACCCATTCCACTCTGTACAATGAAATATGGATCTCCAATTATTGTCATATCTAAGTTTATTAAATCATAGCCACGAGTTACTGCATCCATAAACAATCTACCAGCTCTAGTAGCTTCAGTTTCTACGCCACCACCGCCTTTTTTATCAGTGCCAGTTATTGTTCCAATATAATTTACAATAGTCGGAATAACCCCAAGTTCTTTACTAGGTGCATTTCCTTTCCCTAAAAGTAAACTAGCAGATGATTGTTCTGATTTCCCACTCATTTCAGCTGCTTGTTTTATATCTTGTGATTTTCGTCCACCATCAGCAGCCATTACCGAAGAAAATCCATTATTGATTTTTATTTCAAAATTTTTAACATCTACATTTTTTCCTGTATAAATGTAATTGTATTCTTTAACTACTTGTTTCTTAAGGTTATCGTACCCAGGTGGTTTAGTATTTGGTGGCATCATATTTCCAGCATGAGCATTATATGGGACTACTCTATACACATATAATTTTGGTTTAACACCTTGTTCGACAGTTTCTTTTGATCCTAAGTTATAGGTTTGAACATCAATTCGCCATAATGTACGATAACCTTCTGCTGTTAAATTTGCTGCATTAAATGTATCTTTAATAAAATCACTTTGTAATAATACCTGGTTTATTGCATTAGGAATATCAGTATCTTGTGCAAATTTAAAATCACTCTCTTTTACATCAATAGTATTCTGTGCTCGTATAAACCCACCTGATTTCTCATCATATACTGCGTTTTCTTTCCCGATAGGAGTTGTACCAGTTCTATATTCATTAAACCCAGAACTTGCTTTTCCTATTACATTACAGTCTTTCGCATCCTGTACTAGTGATTGATTTACAGTGCTTCTAGTAACTCCTAATTTTTTAAATATAGAGCTATCTGAACTATTGGCAGGATCAGTTACAGCTGACGAGTTATTTTCTTTCTTTGATGAATCAGCATTTGACGATGAGGAAACATCTTGTGGAAATAATATTAATATTTCATCTGCTACGCTTACTAATTTTTGATCAACTAGTTGTTTATATCGTTGATTAACAACCGCTTGTAAACTTTTTTCACCTGTTTGTAATATTTCTTGTACTGTCTTTCCTTTAATCGAGATTTCACTTTTAAATTTGGCAACGTTATCGGCTAATGCCGCTTGATTATAAGGCATTGCTTCACACGTATAAACACTACCAGTTTCATTAACTATCATAGTAATATCTGTAAATTTAAATGGTATTCGTTTACTAGTACCATTAATACTATCAATTTGCCCAGTTTCTTTATTTCCCTTAAAATCGATTGATAATAAAAATGGGGCATCACGCCAATTGTCATGTCCTAACTCTTGAGCAAGTTGTTGTACTGCTATAATAAACAATCCCATACTATATGGTTCTGTTATTTTAAATCGTATTTTACTTACATTAGTGTTAAATCCTTTCATAAACCCAATTATACTTTCCAACTCAACATCATCAATAAAGAAATCAAATCTACCATATGGAGTATTCACTCTATTTGAAGGATCCGCATTTGCAGATTTACATATTAATGGTAATCTTTTACCAGATAGATATGAGGTGTCTGGATTATGTAAGTCATCATCAGTTAATCCAGCAATACCAAGAGTATATGTATATGATGCATATGCAAATAATGGATTTGGTAATGGGAATTTCTGTTCTGGTATTTTTGTAAATATAGAGCCAATTGATTTTAACTCACCTGATATCATATCAGTTATAGATGATAATCCATTAACTGGTACTATTTCTGATATTTTTTTAGCTAGTGATATACCAGCTGTTGTTGCACCTATTATATCTGTCATGTTATAATCCCAGTACAGTTCTTAAACTACTGTTTTTTGGTATGTATATGTTTTTACCTGGTGTGAAATCAAATACTGGATCTTGTAAAACATCCAAATTTCGCTGAATAAAAACCCACCATAATCCAGCATCACCATATAGATCAAATGCTAATAAATCAGGTCTATAAGTGTATTGCGCTTCAATCGTATATAAAAAATCATCAACTTCTGCACTTACTGGTCTGATTGTCAATGTATCCAAATAGTTTTGTTTCAATTGAGTGTTATACCATGGACTATTATTAGAATATCTAGTTGTCATTAAATATACCCCACTGAATTATTTAAATATCCACCAGACACAAATCTATCTAAACTAAATTTACGGGCACTATCTCTACTGTAAACTGGTTGTAATGTCACCGTAAATGTGCTTTTTGTAGGAACGTGTGTTACACCACCATTTGTTGTACCACCAATTCCCAACGAACCTAAAACACTTGCAGTTTGACCAACAATTCCCAATCCTTCTGAAATATTATTGGCTAAACCAGATAACCCTGAAATACTACCACCCAATGTATCTGATAAACTTCCTAATGAGTCAGCTATTCCAGAGATTTCCCCTGCCAAACTACCAACCACATTACACCCAATATAATCACATTCTGCATTTAATTGAATATCAATATTAGTAACAACAACTGGAACATTCTTGAAAACATAATTCCCATATCCATTTAAGTAAATAACCGGTGGAGGATTCCCAGCTTTAGGGTCATTTCCAGTAAACATCTTAGTTAAAGATCTTAAATAATGCAATGCTGCAATCCAATACAACGCCTGTGTTGAATCTTCAACATTCATTGGAGCAATGATTTGTATCGCTCCTGGGTCACTGTTTTTATAGGATCTAAATGCGTAATTTGTATGAACTGGTGATGTACTGGTATATGTTGCTGAACTTTTTATAGTAATCTGTGGAGTATATGGAAAAATCAACCCACCTGCTTCTTTTAGCGGTGCTAAGACAGGACTAGACTTAAATGAAACCCAACTAGCAAGACTTAACCGTACTCGCCAATCATCTGAGTTAGCATCACCACCAAATGAGGAAACCGCAGACATGATATCACCTATCGCTTCACCAGCTGCGGGAATGTTAACACTTCGTATTGCACTTAAAACACCACCAGAACTATATGAAGATGATAAGGCAGCTTTTAGATTTTGTGCTGTATTAACAGCAGAACCAATCGATCCAATTGCATTTTGTGCAGTTGATATGTTAGATTGTAAACTTTGTCCTAAATTAATTGACATGATTTTTTCCTATTTCATCTCTTTATTTAGTTGACAAAAACAACGCATCATGCTATAATTTACTAGAATATAAGGATATATAATGACAACCACCCCTAAAAACTATCTTAACAATAAGGACATGTTACTAGAGATACACAGATCAAAAACATCATATTGCAGCTTTGTTGATAAAAGTTATCACCAATATGATATAATTTTACCAAGCTTAGATAAGATAAACGTTCGTTCAATAGCAGAAGCAAAACGTAACCAAGCAAAAAGATTGTCAGAAACTGATTATTCTACTAGAAAAGCAGCAGGTGAAAAAATAAAACTATCCGACTGTGAAATAAACTATAAAAAAATACCAAAAACTGATTTAATATTTAGAATTATGTCTTATGACCACATCCCAGCGGAACACGGGCGTAAGAAAAACCCAAAATCTGAAGCAGATAAAAGAGCAAAAGTTAACTTCAAGCCATTCCAACATTGGAAATTTGATGAAAATGATAACTTAGTATGTGTAGGAAAAAGTCATTGGAAAGGAGACTTAGAAACTGGATACTTTGATAAAAATGCAGGAAAAATAACAGATACATTGGCAAGAATGATGCTAAAATTATGTGAAAGATATGCTACTCGTGGAAACGTGAGAGGATATACTTACAATGATGAAATGCGAGGTCAAGCAATTTTACAGTTGACCCAAATTGGATTACAATTCGATGAATCAAAATCCGATAACCCGTTTGCTTATTTTACAGCAGCGGTCACTAACTCGTTTGTTAGAGTTATTAATATTGAAAAAAGAAATCAAAATATTAGAGATGATATTTTGGAAATGAATGGACTTAACCCATCGTTTACTCGTACCAATTCGGGTGATTTTGAAGCTGGTGAAAGACGATATAACGATGATCATGAATAGCATGAAAAATTCATAATATATGATATGAATACGAATCGTATTCATATCATAAAAAAAATCAAATATAAGACCAATTCTGAAATTTTTTACTACCACTTTTGCATCTTTTACAAACATTATTAGCTGTTATATTATGTGAGATCCCAGCATCTTGTAGTGAATTATAAATAATTCCATTAATTAGTACCTTTTTATATTGTTTAGGTCTATTTTTCATTTTTTCATAAAATTCAGGATTTTTCCATAATTCTTTTCTGTAAATCGATAAACGGCGTTTAAATTCCTCATTATTTTTGAGCTTCATCAATCCAGCCAATGCAGCGGTTCTATATTCATAATTAGTTTTCCATTCGTGTTTTAATTTATCACTTTTCAATTGCTTCAAGTATGCATATATCCTTGATGAAGTTTTGAATGTTCGGTCATGATTAGTAGTTTTCCATCTTAAAAATGATGATGCTGCATGTATCATCTTATATTGATCTTTACCACATGTAATTTTAATCAATAACAAATGACATATATAATGCTCTCTTGCTGTTAATTGTACTAAATTTAATTTTGTATTGTCACCACCCATACTTTTTGGTATTATATGATGTTTTTCAACATACATATCGGTAGGCAAAATTCGGTGTTGTGCATTATATATAATAGAAAAATACCACTTTTTATACTTATTATCAATAAATATCATTACTGTAACTCCACTTAGTTATAGAGCAGTTAGATATCCCCATATCGTGAACTGCGTTTCTTATAAATCCTTGACTTATGGTTTAACAGATGTTATAATGTCCTTTTATTTATAAATTCCAAGGATGGACAATGAACTTATTCCACAAAGCAGCCTGTTTCACGGATATTCATTACGGCGCTAAAAGCAATAGTGAAATACACAATCAAGATTGTTTAGATTTTACTAAATGGTTTATAGAAGTTTCTAAACAACAAAATTGTGAAACTTGTATAATTCTAGGTGATTATCACAATAATAGATCAACAATAAATACACGGACATTAGATTATATGCTTAAAAGTTTTGAATTGTTAAGCACTGCGTTTGAAAACACTTATATAATCCAAGGAAACCATGATTTATTTTTTAAAGATAAACGTGATATCTCCAGTATAAAATGGGCATCCCATATAAAAAATATACATGTAATAGAAAAAGTTTCTTCTATTGGTAATGTAACATTATGTCCTTGGTTGGTCGGGGATGAATGGAAATTACTTAACAAAATAAGTGGAAAATACATTTTTGGTCATTTTGAATTACCATCATTCTTTATGAATTCTCTCGTCCAAATGCCAGATCACGGTGAAATTAGCTTGGAACAATTCCAAAACTATGAACTTGGATTTAGTGGACATTTTCATAAAAGACAAAATCGTGGAAATATGCATTATATTGGTAATGCATTTCCCCATAATTATGCAGATACGTGGGATGATGATCGTGGGATGATGATTTTAGAATGGGGTGGACAACCAGAATATCATGCATGGCCTAACCAGCCGACATTTAGAACTGTAAAACTTAGTCAATTAATTGATGATGCTGATAAAATTCTAAAACCAAAACAACATTTAAGAGTTACATTAGACATTGATATTAGTTTTGAAGAAGCTAGTTTTATTAAAGAAAAATATGTTGGTGATTATAGACTGCGTGAATTAACACTAATCGCTGAGAAAAAAGCAGTTGAAATTAATACAGATATCGATGTTCAAGCATTTGAAAGTATTGATACTATTGTAGCAAACCAAATCGTGAGTATCGAGTCAGATACTTTTAACAAAAACACTTTATTAGAAATTTATAACGGATTATGAGTATAACCATTAAAGAATTAACCGTCAAGAATTTTATGTCGGTTGGTAATCAGACACAGGCAGTAAACTTCACAGCAGAAAATTTAACACTAGTTCTAGGTGAAAACCTAGATCAAGGTGGTGATGATTCTGGCTCAAGAAATGGTACTGGAAAAACTACCATCGTTAATGCATTAAGTTTTGCATTGTATGGTGTTGCATTAACCAATATTAAAAAAGATAACTTAATTAATAAAATCAATAATAAAAATATGTTGGTTACATTAACATTATCTAAAGATGGTACTGATTATAAGATTGAACGTGGTAGAAAACCTGCTATATTAAACTTTATTAATGTTAGTGATCCAATAAAAAATCAAGAAAGTGATAGTCAAGGGGAATCAAAAGATACTCAAGAAGATATCAACGATTTATTAGGAATGAGCCATGATATGTTTAAGCATATCTTAGCATTGAATACCTATTCTGAACCGTTTTTATCAATGAGAGCTGGTGATCAACGTGCCATAATTGAACAACTGTTAGGTATTACCCTGTTAAGTGAAAAAGCAGATACCCTTGGAAAAGAGATTAAGAAAACTAAAGACTTGATATTCCAAGAAAAAGCAAACCTAGAAGCCACACAGAAAGCCAATGAAAAAATTCAACAAAGTATTGATACATTGGTGATGAGTCAACGTGCTTGGAATGCTAAACACAAGGCTGATTTAGAGAAAATTGCTAAATCCATAGTAGAACTTGAAAGCCTTAATATTGAAAAAGAAATTCAAGCACATTCAGATGTTAAAATTTATAACGAACAATATGCTAAAATTAAAAGCTTGTCAAAAGAAAAGGCAACCTTGGATTCTGCAATCACACAAGCATATAAAACATTATCCAAATATGTGAATGATTATGAAACATTACAATCAAAAAAATGTCCAGCATGTGATCAAGATTTACATGACCACAAACATGATGAAATGATAGCAACTGCTAATACTAATGTTATTGAATCTCAAAAATATTACGATAAAGTAGTATCGGAATTAACTTTAATTTCAGATGAATTATCGAGCATTCAAAATATAGGATTACAACCTGAAACATTTTATGATACATTAGAAGAAGCACTTAAACACCAGAATAATTTGTCAACATTAACAGCCCAATTAAATGTGAAAGCCGTTGAAGTCAACCCATATGATGATCAAATCATTGAATTGAAAAGTGAAGCATTACAAGAAATTAATTGGGATATTATCAACGATTTGAATAAACTAAAAGATCACCAAGATTTTTTACAAAAACTATTGACTAATAAAGATAGTTTTATTCGTAAAAAAATCATTGATCAAAACTTATCGTATTTGAATAATCGATTAACTTATTACTTAGATAAAATGGGTTTACCACATACTGTAGTATTTCAAAATGATTTATCGGTTGAAATTACACAACTTGGTCAGGAGTTAGATTTTTTTAATCTTAGTCGAGGAGAAATGACTAGAGTTACTCTAGGGCTAAGTTTCGCATTCCGCGATGTTTACGAAAGCTTGTATTCATCTATTAGTTTATTGTTCATCGATGAATTAGTTGATAATGGATTGGATGCAAATGGTGTAGAAAATGCAATCGGTATTATGAAAAAAATTGCAAGAGAACGAAACAAAAATGTATTTTTGATTAGTCATAAAGATGAATTAGCAAGCAGAGTTAATAATGTATTAAAAGTTGTTAAGGAAAATGGTTATACTTCATACGCAACCGACCTTGAAATTATAGAATAAATTATTTTTTCGAATTTATTAAAATAGGGCTTGACAAGCCCTATTTTTTTGTGTATAATGCTTTGTATGGGTAGAAAAGTTGAACCAAAACAAGATTACGCACCGAGAGTTTATAGCTGGCAGTTAGAGCAGATTCCAACTGATGATGAAATTCACGATAAATTAATTCATGCTTTCCAACAATATTATAAAGCTAATTTGCATTGGATCCAAGCCGGTACTAAACGTTCTGGCCAAGATGCAAGATATTGGTTAAATGAAATTAACATCCTTTCTAAACAACAACGTAAAGTTATTTTAGAATGGCTTAATAAAATTAAAGATAAAACCAATAAAGATAGAAGTTTTAAATCAACTTCTAGAAAACAACGTAAACTTTTACAGATTCAAGGTAGGGTGAACCCATCGGAAGATAACTAAATAATTCCACCAATATAACTTCCAAAGATAAATACATTTATTATAAAATAGTATATTGGAGGTTATAATGGATTATGGACACTGGTTATTTAATGTTGAATTTACTACTGATGAATGGTTCGGTTTTATCTATAAAATTACAGAACTTGATACTGGGCGTGAATATATTGGTAAGAAACAATTTTTTAATACTACTCGAAAAATTGTTAAAGGTAAGAAAAATAGAAAAAAAGTAATTTCTGAATCAAATTGGAAAGTTTATACAGGTTCATCTGAGCATCTAAATTCTC